TTCTCTCCCGTCTCTTGATACTTTCGTCCTTGCTTCTTCGCATTACCTCCTCCGTTCGTATTTCGTACCATTCTTTCTTTTATTTCTCTCTCCTATCCCTCCCCCTCCCTCGTCAATTTTTCGAGGGCGCAATCGCCCTCGGCACCGATTGGTATTTTGTGGTCCCTATGGGACCACATCAACACTTTAATTTATCTGCATTTTATATAATGTTTTCTAACCATTCACTATTTTCTATATTTTTACTTTTTGCCATCCTTCTAATATCTCTGTCATTTTCATCATACACTGTTGCAACACAAGAATCATTTGAAGATTCTGCCAATTCTAATAGTAAACGTGTTGCCATCACAACCAAAAAAGTTTAGGAAAATAAAATGCTGATGCATGTATTTTATTTTGCATTATTTGACAAACGGCAGAATTAATTCTTCAAATTGTTTTTTTTTATATTCCGGATGAAACTGGAACCCCAACCATTTATAAGTGTGCGCCATATAAATATTTCCATCTATAACGGAATCGATTTTCCACAAAACTTTAAAAGAAGGTTGTCCTACACTAGTCAATTCATCTTTGGTTGTTGGCAACGATTTCACTTTATCAAAATGATTTACCCACACCTTAACATTTTCATTTCCAATTGTGACAGGCATATCTGTAATCTTGTTTTTGATTGCGCCATCTTCTAAAGTTCCTCCACTGCGCATTGCCATGTATTGAAACCCATAACAGATGCCAATAACTGGTGTGGGCATGTTCAAAACGCGGTCAAGAGAGGAGTGTATTCCATCTCTTAAAATGCGTCGCGTGGATCCCATTATAAAAAAAACTTTCACAGGTTCATGATTGGAATTCAGGAATTTGTCAAGGTCTTCAAAATGCACTTGAATGTAATTAATATTATATTTATTAAACCTTTCAATCATTTTTTTGTAAAAATGATCAAAAATAATTAGGACAACCAGTGACATATACACAATAGTGTTATAAAAACATGATTGATGATTTATTTATTTTTTACTCCTGTATGATGTTCTGTGTCAATTTTCAACAGTTCATATAGAGGCATCTCTTCCTCCAATACTAAATGTGCCTCCCAGAAATATCGGCAAAACGCCCATTCAAATTTGTATTCAGAATCATAGTATTTGGCATATTTCTCTATCGGGAACGCCGGCAAGATATCCCGCAAATATTTGGGCGGCAATACAAAACACAGTTGTGTGTGAGGGTGTAGGGGACCATTTTTGGCATCCACACAAACCGGTTTTCCAACAGCATGTGCCAGGTCTTCCAATAGAGGTGGATAATGATATTCATATTTCCAATGCCAATTCACGCATTTGTCGGTGTAGTATCTGAAAACCCATTCAAGACCCTCTAGATAATTGTAGGACACTTTAGCATGAAGTTGCGCGTCATCTGACCCACATTCAAATAATGCCTTATAATACCTCTGTTGCCATCCGTGTTCAACAGGATTGATGTAATGCTCTTTTTGCCGAAACAATAGAGGTGCATTATTGAAAGTTGCCTCATCTAATATTCCTGTTTTATTTGGATGCAACTTAATGTCGCCTCTTTTCAAATATTCATTGCGAAAAAGGGTTTCTTCAGACCCGCGCAAATTCTGGACGATTTTTTTAAAATTTTGCCAATTAATAATTCCCTGTTTGACATCGACCAAATATTCATTGCGACTTCCCAAACAGGATTTGTAGGCGTCCAATAGAGAATAAATGCCGGTTGTGCGAATATTAATTGCCGGAAAATGAGGCAAAAAATCATTACCAAGCATGAAACACAGGAATGCATAATCAAACACGCGATTTGGAGATGCGTGGGCGCAGTTCATTTCACTGGCGATAGAGATGCACAATTCTTTAATATTGAGAACATAAGGTTCGCCTGATTTCAGGTCGGCATTGAGACTTTTAGCAAACTCGGGTGCTTCGCGATATACAAACAGATTGCTCTGTTCGGTGTGGAAAATGGACAACATAAGGAGGTCGGCATCGAGTCCATAGATGATAGTATTTTTGCCCAAGTGAGCAGCAGGATTGGCGCGAATGTATTGAAACAGTTTATGTTCGCCTTCGCCGGGTTCATTTGCTGAAGACACAATGACATTGTTTTTCTTTCCAAAATGTTTGGACACATAGTCAGACAGGTAATTCATGAAATCGGTGCCCGGAGTGATGTGGCAGGAATTGAAACTGCTTCCATTGCTTCCACTAAGAATATTCTCGGTGAACGCAGACTTGTATCGTCGCACCCGTTGTTGGCACATTTTTGCCAGGGGAGCAACTCCATCAAATGCTATGAAAACGACATTTGATGGTTGGACATTATCAATGTATGACTGGATTCGCGCGCAAACCATAGAGGAAATCTTGTGATAATTATCGGATTTGCGCGGTTTCAGTCCCGACCCCTTCTCAAGGTCCCGGATGCAGTCATAGATGACCGAATTGCAGTCCATATAGAAATTGTGGACAACATTGTCCTGTTTGAAATTGAGAAAAGGTTTAAGAACCTTCATGTGATTGCGGATGATATAAGAAAAATACGAAGGAATTCCCATTTTGTTGCTAATAATTAAGTGCCGAACCCTGTAAATCATTTCAATAAATATTTACGCATAATAAAAATGTCAATGTAGAATATATTGAGTAAATGCCAGATGAATTAATAAAAATTTTCAGATTAATGCCATTTATGATAGTTGCATATTATGTAATATCCGGCATATTTGATGCAAATTTCAAAGCATTTATGGTATTTATGGGAATTCTTTTTAGCACATTAATAACAACCGGAATATCACGAATGGATTCTGTCAAAAACATTTTGTTTAATACTACAGACAATACAACCGTTGTTAACCAAATAAAATCATACAGTATTTTCAATATAAATGCAGAACCAATTTCATATTTACCACTGAGTGTGAACATATATTCATTTTTGCTAATTTACTACATATTCATTATGTTTTCCTATGATTTTAATAAAAACATGAAGGCAAATAAAGCAAACAGAAATTCGGTGGTAAATAAGAATTGGTTACTAATTGTAGCACTAATACTTATTTTAATATTTGAACTCTTCTATTTCTGGAATATTTCTAAAAACATACTTATGTTTGTAATACCAGCAGTACTTGGAGTATTAACAGGCGTAACTTGGCCATTGTTAATTGGAAAGGCAAACTGGTCAATTCCCAAAGCAGATTCCAATGCAACATGCGGACTTTCAAGTGCAAATTACAGTTGCAAACTGAGCACCAGTGGCACTTTGATAAAATAAATGGCAAAATCATGGTTCCATATATTGAATTGTATTATTAAACCAATTCTGTATATTAACCGCAATTTTGGACCGCATCAAATCATCAGCAACCATTTTAATACTACGTTGTCGGTCTTTGTAGTAAAACATGAATTCTTGTGCAACAGCAATTGTGTTAAACTGTGAATAGGTAGAATCCAACTCATCTCTATTGAATGGTTCATAGTTTTTTCTGGCGTTGACAATATTATGGAAATCAAAAAGCATGGTTTTCAATTCGTCCTTTGTTTGAATGGCATTGAAATTGATAGAGTTCATGTATTGTTTTGCATGTTCAGCACAAACAGGACAAGGGAGCGTGCAGCATATAGAATAAATTATATCAAGCATATCTTTGCGCACCTGTTTGAAATGTTCTGGTTTAATTTTATAGGCAATAGTGTGAAAAAAACGCCATGTGGGTCTGCCCCATTTGATTTTGTTGCCATCGGAAGGAGAAAATGCGTGAGGTTTTGGTGGTTTAATTGAAATTGGGTTAAAGGCAACTTGGCGCCTATTTTGCATTTGCATTTGCATTTGCATCTGAGGTTTAGATTGTGTTTGTCCATTTAAATGCGGCGATGTATTTCGATTGACAATGCTAAACATAGGATAAAAAATATATATATTTAAGAAGAAAATGATTATGCAAATAATTGCATAATCATTGTAAAAAAACATAGAAAAATCGCACAATAACATATAATGGCATCAAAAACGGAATTAATACAGAGCATTCGGGAATGGATTGCAGTCGACAATGAAATTCGCGAATTAAACAAGGAAATCCGGATGCGCAAACAGAAACAGCAAAAAATATCACAAGCACTAATGCAGACAATGAAGGACAATGAAATAGATGCATTCGATGTGACTGGAGGTAAAATAATGTATAGTAAAAAAACGGTGAAGAAACCAATCACAAAGAAGAATTTGTTGGGAATCTTGTCGAAATATTACAAGGATGATTCGACCCAGGCGATAGAGATGAACAATTTTATTATGAATAATCGCGAAGAAGTCACAAAGGAATCAATTGCCAGGAAAATAGACAAGGCATAATTATACCAATCCCAGTTTGGGAATAGTATATTCGCCATTGTTTATGACTGCCTTGGCAATGATTTCGGGATTGACCTTGCCTTCCAATATGTCTGTTGTTTTATAGACATTTAAGAATTTGTCAATATAGTAGACAAGACCCATGATGTTTCGGGCAACAACATCGACGGGTTTGGTGCATACGCCGCATTCATCCTCTGCAAGACCATGGGGCGCACCTTTGGCGTGAGTTCCACAGAATTCGCTGCCATCTTTGCGTTTCCTGGTGCATTGTTCGTTGTTAGCACGCTTTGCGCTGCATCTGTTTTGCATGGGAATAGCATTTTTTACGCGTTTTCTTTTGGAAAGATCATCTTTGCTAAAGGTGAGACGGTCATATTCATAAACATATTCGAGGAGGTCATTGATTTTTGACTTTTCATTAAAACCGAGTTCGATGATTTTTTCGCGGACAGCGTCCTTAAAACTAGTGAAGTATTGTTCCGATTTGAGGTTGAGTTTCTTTTCCATTTTATTTCGATAGTATAGTATTTTTGTTCATGTCTGACTTGGTCAAAGATGAAATCAATTTTTGGGGGTCCCTTTGAAAAAATTATAGAGCAGATTGTCTGGATTATGATTTTTAACATCTCCATCAATCATGGCAACGCTCTCATAGATTTTGCGCAAAACATCAGTGGGGGCAGTAGACCCCACTTTAATGAATCCCTGTTGAATGAGGAATTTTCTTATTTCCGAAATAGGTTTCTGTTTGATCATAAAGGATTTGGTTGTTACGTTATTGCGAATAGTGCGATTTGGCAGGAGGACGCCTATCCTGGGTCGATGCTTGTCTTTGCCAACATTGAATGTGCGTCGCAGCAACTTTTTGACCTTCCGTTGAACAATTTGGGGTTTAGGTTTCTCGGCATCCTTTTTTTGTTGATGCAATTTTCGCATGAGTTCCATCTGGTGCTGTTTTTCTTCGGGGGATTTGATGCTGCCCACCACAGGATTATTGGGTCGTTTCATAGTCATGTTATGCAGAGACCTTTTTGTGGGCAAATTGCCATTTTTCAGACACCCATATTCGGGTTTGGCAAAAGACATGGACGGTTTGACCAGGGTCAAAGGTTTTTCAGGAGTGCTGCCACCTCCGGGTGGCGGCAGAAAGAAATCAATAGGCAAATCGACGGCAACGTCGGAAGCAAATTGGTCAACGCCAAAATCATCTGTTTGACTACGCAGTGAGGTATTCTTAAAGGTGTGATTATGATTGTTAGTAACTAACATGGGTTTGGAATCTGCAACGGCAGTCATGAAACTGAGGGATTTATCAAAGTCGGATTGAAACTCATTGTTGATTTTGTCATTTGATTTTTTTGGGGTTTCAATGGGGATTTTTTCGCCTTCAAATAGAGATTTGTATTGTTTTTCTTGATTTTCGCGAATCTTTTTAAGGACTTGATTGCGGCGTGTTTTGTCGGACACGGGTTTTGCTACAGGTTTAATGCGGATTGCATTTTCCGGTTTTTTTTTCTTTTTCTTGGAAATATTATCTAGACTAAATAAATTAGGGTTGATGAAAATCTTTTTTTTCTCACCTTCGGACATAGATTATACTGCTATATAATCTATGGCACACCATGTTATTTGGGTAAAAACGAGGGCGCAATCAATGAGCACCCATGCAACGCAGTGGCATCTTGGAACCATAGGTTCCCCTTAAAGGAGGGATCATAAGGGAACCTTGGGTTCCCCTTAAAGGAGGGATCATAAGGGAACCTTGGGTTCCCCTTAAAGGAGGGATCATAAGGGAACCTTGGGTTCCCCTTAAAGGAGGGATCATAAGGGAACCTTGGTTCCCTTAAATGTATAAAGACTCAGCAATCCTCTTGCGTTCTTTTTTTTCGGCATCAGCAGACCCCGACCGACTTTTCATAAAGAGATTGTAACCGGCATCAAGATCGCCAATGCTGAGCATGTATTTTGTCAATTCATTGCACTTGCCATAATTGGCGCGACTGTGCGCAATCTTGGTTTTAAATAACAACGTATCTATATCGCGTCCAAGACCAGTGAACGTGTCAAACTTGGTCTTAAACCACGCCTTGCCACTTTGGGAAAGCACATCATCACATGTCCATCCGGCAACCTTCACTTTATGTTGAAAGATTTGCCACAGGTCATCATAGGTGTATTTGTCAATATTGAATCGCCAAACAAACCGCGATTCTAAACCTTGATTAAGACTGAAGAAATTGGCGTCCAACTCTTTTTCATAACCGGCAACAATAAACATGATGTTTTCTCTATTGTGACTGAGACTTTCACACAGGGTGTCTGCACATTCTTTGGAGAAGGTGTCGCTGCCGTCCTTATGACCGAGAGAATATGCCTCATCAAAAAATAAGACGCCTCCGAGGGATTCTGTGATAACATTCTTGGTTTTGATAGCAGTTTGTCCTAAATACCCCGCAACCAGGTCAGCGCGCGTAATTTTTTTAAAATTTGCGTTTGTTCCTGTTGCAGTTCCTGTTCCTGCGGATGTTCCTACGGGTTTCTTAATGACACCCATTTTGGAATACATGCGACCAATGATTTTTGCAATTTCGGTTTTGCCAGACCCAGGCGGACCGCACAACACAGTGTGTTTGTAGTCATCGGCACAACCTTGCAAATGAAATCCTTGCAAGTAATAGAGGAGTTGATCAAGAATTGCCGATTTGAGAGATGCAATGCCAATCATCGAATTCAGTTCCCGCAATTCTGTTTGAATGGTGTGCAACATTTTAATATCCACATTGTATTTCTTGTCGGACAAAGGATATTTATCGACGATTGCGATGAGGTCAGCAATGGAATTAATAGAAATGTCAATATTCTCTATCGGACCCTCCAAAACAGAAACCTCAGAAGGGATTTCAGATAGAGCAATTGAGGCGAGCATGTGTAAATTGACTTCGTGGTTTTTTTGCCACATTTCATAGGTTGGTTCATAATTGCACAAATTCTGCTGCGCCAAATACATCATGTGTGAAAAATCCAGTTTGGACATATGATTCTTCTGTTTGTAATAATTCATATAGGTGTTGAATGACTTTAATTTGCTGGGGTCGATGCTCATTTTTTGTTGTATAGAAATGGAGCAAAAGTTCTATATGATTTTACAAGGATACCAATAAGGAACATAAGGAAGGGTCCAAGGGGAACCTTGGAACCTTAAAAGGAGGGGTCCAAGGGGAACCTTGGAACCTTAAAAGGAGGGGTCCAAGGGG